ACTCATAATCAATCTCCTTGTAGGGTCTTCCATACGTCACTACAATGAATGGTAGCATTAATACTAGTCCCTCAAAGGGCATTGTACTGTGTTCTTCTGTTTCGCTGTTATACGTCCATACAGGTCTACTATCAACGAACTCCAAGTCTAACCCTACACCATTACGCAACTCTACGGTAAACAGTCTATTAAATATATTTGCATTAATCATTTGTAATTCCTCTACGTTGTTTAACTTCCTTTAATCGTTCCCTCATCTCTACCTTATCTATAGGGTCATAGTCTGCCTCTCTGTTATCATGTGGTGAATAATACCCTGTATTGTCCTCGTAGTCGCTGAAGTCATAACTAGGGTCATCGTCTATTCTGCAATATTCTCTACTCATTGTCATCTGCTCCCATTCTCTGTGTGTATTCATAACCCGTTCTATATCCCTCTGTATACTCCTTATTTGTCTCTTCTGACTCATCAAAGGGATACGAGTGTAAAGCGTCGTATTCGCCCCTCTCAAAGTCTGTAAGCTCCTTATAATACTGGTACATTGTCAAATACTTTTCGTCCGCTTCATCTTCAAGCTGTGCCTGTTCTCTATAGTCTTTACTCATTAGCTTTGTACCTCTGTTAAGTCATCATCATCTAAACCATCAGCTAAATAGCTACAGTCATAATCCTCAGCATAATACTCTTTAATAGTACCATCAGCATTTAACTCAGGATTGCCATCATCGTCTATTTTAGCAAACGTCATGTTCCACACTACTATATCTAAATCTTTACGCATTGTCTTTACCTCTCCTTACCAATTATGTATTACACCTGCAATTATAAACAAACAGGTCACAAAATTCAAGCCTACGATTACACTACGCACAACCGCAATGTAATCAGCTTCGCGGTCATTAGCCCCTGACTTTTCGCCCAGTGCTTTGACCCAGATACGCCACAACTTAAGAATGGTACTCATAGGGCTTGTACCTCTCTACTATTACGTCACTATAGCCGTCATTACGCCAGTTGCTAGCTATCCTGTACGCTTCCTCTCTATTCGTTAGGAATGGCGTTACTTCTACACCTCCAACCCATATTGTATATAACATTATAATATCCCCTTACTGGTTAAACTCTCTACCGCATAATCAAAGCTATGCACCGCGTACTTAGCCCTTAAGTCTATTTTCTGCTGTCTCAGCTTTCTAGTCGTATCAGCACCCCAACCGTATCGCTTGTAGGCTTCATTGTACTTAGCTGATAGCATTCTTAGCTTTTTTCTATACTCTGAATAACTCATTATAAAAAACCTCTCATTACTTGAATAACAACCATAACAAATATGCCAGTAATTGACACGTTCCACAATATAGCGCGCCACTTGTCCCGCTTTTGCTCCCTCTCAAACTGTTTCAATGCTAAATATCTCTCTGCTGAATAATTCATAATAAAACCTCTTAAATTCAATTCTAAGCCATTTTACGGCTAACCTATACTATCCTGCTAATAAACACTAGAAAACGCCCTACAAGGGAATACAGGGCGTTCTGTGGTGCTTACTCCTATTATGCCGCCTCAATAATATTTGTAATTAAAGTTTTTTCCGTAGTGTAATCCAGTTTATCTAATCCTAGCTTTTTACTGGTTAAACTACTAGTACCCGCCATATAATAAAACTTCTCACCGCTATTAGTCAAATTGCCGCTAGTAATGCCATGCTTATTACTGACAATATAGAACAATGGTTTCCCATTACCCGCAAAGAATCGCATTGTTTTGTTCTTTCTACCTGTTACTGTATACCAACCGTCATTGGTGGAATCACTAGTAAACAGTGAATTGACTAGTGAATCTTCACCTCTACCAAATTTTAGACCGCTTGGGAATGTAATCATTTTATGCCACCTCTTTTCTGCGCTCATTAGCAGGTTTAATCCATAGGTACTCCGACCAGAATGGTTCGCTTGCATTACCTAAACAAATAAAGGAATCATGCCAGCCGTTAGCATCATATTCTTTATAGTCTGCATCTTCCATGCGCTCGGAGTCCATATAACCCTCATCTACCGCATTGTCTAAGGCTTCCTGCTCATTGTTACCATACGATACGCAAATCAAACCAAACTCATGCCCGATTAAATAAGCACTCTCACCAAATCTAAAACCATCTTTATTTGCAATTCTCATATTATCACCTATATAAAGTTTAATTAATTTAATAACGCCCACTGTTAGCCAATGGGCGCGATAAATTAACTATCTTATTCTGTTACTAAATACCAGTCACTATTCATTGTGACAATATCATTTTCACCGCTATCCAAGCGCATTTCGTAATTACGTGTATAAACTCTAGTATACTTATTTGCAAGCGTTAGAACAGCATTTAATCTGCTCTGAGTCGTTCTAGTTTCCCACCCTGCATTACTAATGAACAATTTATCACTATCGCTTAGCATAGCAATGGGATTGCCGTGTAAAAACAATGTACCATTTTTTGATTCAGTGTTATCCATTCTAGCATTCTCACCACGAATAAAAGCACCTACAATATTTTTTTCTATTTGTCTCATTATGCCACCTCATTTTCTGATTCAAGTAAAACTTCCATAGCGTGTTCTAACGCCTCATGCTCTGATTCTATACCATAACAGGTAAAACAGTGATAATCTACCCACTGACCTCCTACTGGTATTTGTAAATTAAATGTTGCTGATTCATTCCATTCAATACGAATTTCTTCACCATAATGTTCTACATAAAAATATTTCATAATAATCACCTGTTTAGTTAATGTTTAAATAAATATAAGTTAGCCCACTGGTTAAGTCAATGGGCTATATATATTTACTTATAAACCTAAACGCTCCTTTTCTAATTCGTTCCACTGCTCAAGTAACAATTCATTTTGTGTATTCATTACTTTATAACCTTTATAGTCAGCACCTAATAATTCATTTATTGCACCTAGTAATGTTGTAGATTTTACATACTGCTGTTTAGCAAAGTGTTTGGTTCTTTCTAATTCTTCACCTTTTAAATCAGCGCATTCTATTGCTAATTTACTAGCGTGAATAGCGTGATGAAGCTGTTTAGTTTTCAAAGTATTATAGATTTCTGCTTTATTCATATGTACACCTATATAGTTAATTAAGTTAATATAATAGAACCTGCTATTGCTAACAGGCTCGATATATTTACTTATAGTCTAATCGGCAAGCGTTGTTCTGCTGACTGATAGCACTCCTTATCATACGCTTCAGACCATGCTTCGCTATATTCATTAACACCATAATCGCTGATAGTTTCTTCGGGTTCTTGGTCGTAATCTAATATCACCGCAAAGACTGCTAAGGTTTTGAATAGATGCCCGGTCTCTGACTGTTCAGCTTCAGTGGTAGGTCTCTGCCATTTAATGTAAGTAAAATCTACTGACTCAACAGCCTCTTTAGCCTCTTTATATCCATAGGTCTTGGTTAATAATTCGCCATCTTCACCATCGCGAATAACCAAACGGAAACCTTTATTGATAGCATATTTGATATTATGTAAGTAAGCCTTTTTCATATGTATATACCTATATAGTTAATTAATTTATACGTACATCATATAGAAGTATAAGCAGATTACCAATAACTTTTTTGCATATAGATTAATATTGTCATAACAAAATGTTATAACCTATGCTAGAACAGGATACGCTAGGCTCTAGCCCAGTGATATCAAGGGTTTCAGAGAATCCCCACGATTAAGACTATAACCTATGCCACAGTATAGCCTGACAACAACCCCGCTTAGAACGCATTATATTAGCTTCTAGGACTATATAACTTAAATGCATAACATAAACATGACAATATAACTAAATAGTATTGGATTACTGGTGTTGTTCTATGGTAGTCGATTGTTCCCCTGAGGGTATCCGCTAGCATACTCTCACTTGCCCGTCAAGTCTCCTTGTGACCGCCTTAAGGATACTGGTCACTGTGGATTACCTGTGGATAACTCAGCCCCTGTGGATAACTTGTGTAAAACCTGTGGATAACTAGGGGCGGGGGG